GACCAAATGCTCATTCAGAATTTCCAGAAGAACCTACGGCGAGAATACGGCCGTAAGTTCCGCGTTTATCGGAGTAAATCCGAGAAACGGCTCAAGAGACCATTTGGTGAGAAGACCTATCGACTCAACCCGACGCAATTATACGGGAACAACCTTATAGCGGTTGAGAATAGTAGTCAAGCGTATACCGTAACTGGTGTGCGCTCCTATCTATCTCTTAACCACTATTGGACGTCCGTTAACACGCCGGGCTTTCGATCTATGAAGTCGTCAAAACTGCCGGTTAATCCGTACAGTTCGACTTGGATTCGCACCATGAATAGCCAGGGCCTTGACCAGAGATTGGGAACTGATGGTACATTCTCAAATGTCTGGATGGAACGGCTACTTTGTTCCCTTGGGCGATACCTTCAACGGCGCCGTCTTTCGACACGCGCACGTATAATAAGACTGTTCAAAAGCTGATTGACAAGGCGGAAGTCGGCATCGAAGGTAATATTGCCCAAGACTTCGCTCAATTAAAGCAAACAGTTGATTTGATCGCTGGAACATGCGGTCGAATCACTCGCGCTTTGATTAAGCTGAAGAAGGGCGATATCTTCGGTGCTGCCGACCAACTTGTCGTGAACACGAAGAGAGCAAAGTGGTTATCCAAACAGAGGAGGTTTTCTCGTTCTGGAGCTTTAGCTGATAACTGGCTAGAACTTCAGTACGGTTGGAAACCTCTTTTGCAGGATATCGACGGCGCTCTCCGTTCTACAGCCAATTACTTGGTCAAGAACGATTTTATACGTGAGGTATCCGCATCTACGAAGATAGCTAAGAAAGATGTAGTCGCTATATATGATCAGCTTTATCCTACGCAGCGTATCGGTTGGCAATATACAACAACCGATTATGCTACGCGGATCGGGCTGAGATATAAAATCGACGATCATCTCAAGAGCTATATGGCGCAGATGGGCTTTACAAACCCACTTAATCTCGGGTGGGAGATAATCCCGTTCTCGTTCGTGGTTGACTGGTTCCTGCCGGTGGGCCCATACCTTTCCGCGCTTTCAGCGTGGGATGGCTTGAGCTTTGTCGACGGTTACCAGACTGACTACGTCTACGAGTTCATTTTTGTTGAGATCAGTGTCAAGGAGTGGTTGCAGCCGCCATTTAACAATACATCATGGAATAGGTATGGTCTCTGGAATCGCGAGTACATAAACACGCGGAGAGTGAAGCTTACTTCGCTTCCTACTCTTCGTATGCCTGTACTCAAGAATCCGGTTTCCGTTACCCACGCCGTGAATGCGCTTGCTTTGATGACAGCTACTTTCAACTCCAGTTTTCGACACTGAGAGATACTCAACTACTCATGATTGAAATCAAGGAGTATCTTTAACTATGCCTGCTATCGCAAGCATCAAAACGTCGAGCATTCTGGCCACAACCGAGAGTACATCCTCGGCGACTGTGTCAGTCGACAAGACGTTCGACCCCGAGGGTTTTATTGCCCCTGGTGTTGCACGATGGGTGGACCGCTCTGCCGGAGTGGCAGTCGGTTTTCCCTACCTTTCGCTGTCGGTGCGTCCGCCCAAAAAGGCGAGCCGCATCTACCGCGTTACGGCGAAAATTGGCCTCCCGACGCTGGAAACTGTGGGCAACGCGTACAACGGCATCACGCCGGGTCCGACGAAAGCCTACGAGTGTGCAGCGATCATGGAGTTCATGTTACCGGAAAGGTCGACGGCGGCCGAGCGGACTGCGTTGCTCAGCCATCTTCGTTCCCTTTTCATAACCACGATTCAAGCGTCTGATGCTTCCCCAAGTGATGCAACGGGGTCGCCTCTGACCGCTGCGGTCGTGAACTTCGACGGACCTTACTAGGTCCTAGAAGCTGAACTCTGGAGGTTAGCTATGTCTTCTAAGAAGTATAGCTCGCAAATCCTATCGGATGCGCGAAATTTTCGTGTTGCACCAGAAGTGACTTCTGCTGCCGTTGACGAGTTCTTCAAGGCCCTGGATTGCCCTAGGTCGCTGACTGCTTATTTGCTCTTTAAACATGGAGAGCATGAGCAGTTGGCTAACCTAACGGTTGATCCGCTCGACTATAATAGTACGGTCGAGTTTAGGGATGCGTACGCGGCAACTAAATTCTTGTCAAAGTACAGCGATTTAACGCTTAACTATGACTTGGACAAAGTTGCCTTAGAGAAATTCAAGAAATTTGAGTCTCTTTGTGCGCATACAAATTCACGTTTCAGGAATCTGGGAACTGACCCCCAATTCAAGGGGCCAGTCGTTTGGCTGCATAACGCAACCATTCGTAAAATATCTCGGATTCTTGGTGAATTTGATTTTGAAGAATTAATCTCCTCAGCGAATTGGGGTCCTGGCGCCACTACGACGATAAAGTCTCGTGACGCTAGTCCAGCCAATAAGTTCCAGCATGAAGCTGGAATCACGAAAGACTTGCATGCCCTATTTCCCTTAGAGACTCTTAGAGGTGTTTATCCTCTTTGGGCCTCCCAATTGTCTGATATCGGTTACCCGAATTTTCAGATTGGGAATAAGGTAGTCACTGTGCCGAAAGACGCTACCACTAATCGAGTCATCGCTATTGAGCCGGGGATCAATCTCTGGTTTCAAAAAGCGATTGGCGACATGATCGGGCGGCGTCTTATGCGGTTCGGTATCGATTTGCGCCATCAGGCCGTGAATCAAGAACTGGCTCGCCAGGGGTCTATCGACTCTCAGCTCGCCACAATTGATTTGTCGTCTGCTAGCGACTCTATTTCGAAGAAGGTCGTCGAGGAATTAATGCCCCCTCGATGGCATGCTCTTTTAGATAGTGCTCGATCCCGATTCGGTTTGCTAGATGGTACTCAATTTGAGTGGAACAAATTCTCCAGTATGGGGAATGGGTTCACATTTCAGCTTGAGTCCTTAATATTCTACGCAGCAGCAGATAGCTGCAGGGAATATCTTCAACTGCCGTCCCACAATACCACCTCGCGAGAGGTCGTTAATGGGATAACCCATGTTTGTTTTGTAAAAGACAAACATCAAGGTCAAGCAGTGTCGGTTTACGGGGATGATATTATAATCCCCAGTAAATGTCTAGCTCTCTTTTCCGCTCTGATGGAGTTCTACGGGTTCACAATTAACGTGAAGAAAAGTCATTATTCTTCGCCGTTCCGTGAGTCCTGTGGAGCTCATTTCTTTGCGGGCATTGACGTAAAACCGATCTATTTCAAAAATAGATTATCAGACGTCTTATCCGTCTATCGGATGGCGAATGCTATACGAAGGCTTGCGCATCGCCGAGCCGGAAGGCTCGGTTGCGATTTAGCTTTCAAGAAAGTGTTCGGTCTCTTAATGAGTTCGGTTCCAAGGTCTTTACGACTTCGGATTCCGGAAACGTTGGGAGACGGCGGCTTCATTGCTAATCTAGATGAAGCAACTCCACCTCGTGCTCGGCATAGTATCGAAGGATACTTTGTCGGGCACTTGGTAAGTATAGCCAAGAGCTATAAATCTGACCAGTTAGGGGTATTACTATCCCGACTCTGGGTTCAGTCAATGAAAGAGGAAGGTAATGATGTTCCTCTTAGAGACCGTACTAAGCTGCGCTTTGTCAAGCGTACCTTAGTTCAGCAGTGGCCTGACCTTGGGCCCTGGGTCTAACTCAGGGTTGGAGGTTCGGGCAAGTCTAGGCTGTCATAGGCAAAAATTCAGGCTTATGTCAGTTTTCCTGTCTCCTTTCTTAATTTAAAGGTTATGGGTGGAGGTCAGTTGACC